AGATGTGTCATCATTAATTATTCTAGAATCTTTTTTAATATTAATAGGTGAATTATTCACTTTAGACTTTATGTTAAATTTGCCAGTAAATTTCGCCAACTTATTAGGAACAATAAAAATTCCACCATCGGTTAATATTTGAGATAAATCTGTGTTTAAATTACTGTCTAATTCTGTTATAACGATATGTCCCTTTCCCTTAATTGTTCTACCATTGGCGTTTTCTGCTGAAATATACAAGGTTTCATTTTCTGGAACATCAATATAACGATCTTTTGGAATTTTAGATATCTCTTCTTGACTCATAAACTCTTTGTTAACTTTAATTCTACTTTTATCAATATTTAAATTTTCTAAATTAAAATTAGAATTAACACCTTTTATAACAACATGTCCTTGTCCTTTAATTTTTACTCTTTCTGATTGCTCTTTAGTTAATTTTAAAGTATGACCTTCTCTTATTTCTATCGTACTACCACGAGGAAGAATACCACTAAAATTAGTATCCTTGTCAATTACTATTTCTACTTCACCGTCTATATTATCTAAATTAGCATTATATATATCAGCCAAGTTATAGATAATAAGTTTACCATGATTTCTAATATTTTTGTTATTAATATCTTGTACTTTTAGTTTCGATGTCATACCGGTTTTAATTTCAAAGTCTACCTCTGCATTTTTTTCTTTAATATAATTATTATGAATTAATGAACTTGGTAACTTTATAATTTTTCTTGTAGGGATTTTATTATTAACAAGATTAGGTATAATATTATTTTTTTTTTGAAATTGAGGTAAGATAAAATCATTTTGTATTAAAATAGGTTCTTGATAATATTGTATTTTTTGAGATTTATTCTCTAACACTGATTCTAATTTTTCTCTAATTTCATAGTCGCCTTTTTCAATCCATCTTCGATCACCTTGAATAATCTTTTCTATATCTTTTAAAAGTTTTTTAATTTCGTCAATATACATATTATATAGAATGATAATAAAATAATTTTAGAAATACTTTTTAAAATTTTGATTTAATATAAATTTTCCCAAAATTATATAAATGTATTAAATTATTAAAATAGTATACCATATTTCCTCCACCTTTCAAATAATTATTTTGATAAATACTTTTACTATTCCCAATATAAGCTATTTGTCCTTTATCTTGAAAATGAAATTCTTTACGATTTTCAAATCTATTATTAAATTGCTTTGCTAAATATATTCCTTGTTGATATGCAACTTGTGCGGTTGGTGGATATCCACTATATGCACAATCTCCAATTGCAAATATATTAGACTGATTTGTTACATTCATATATTTATCAACCGGAATACCATGATTATTATCTAGTTTTAATAAATGATTAACTGTCTTGCTTAATTCGGAAATTTTAATTCCACCACACCAAATCGCCATATCAAAATTTAATATTTCTTTATTTGTTTCCAAAGATGAATGGTTAATTCGTTGTACGAAATTATTAAAATACATGTTGATATTTATATTTCTCCAATCTTTTATAACCTTTTCTGATAAGTTTTTATCAAATGTAATAACTGGACGGTCCATCCCATCAATAGCCATCAAATTAAATCTTTTCATATCAGATAAAGAACCAATTAATTCAGTTCCAGCTAACCCACATCCAATAATAGCAATTTTTGAATTATTAGGTAATTCATTTAATTTATTTTTTATTTTTATACTATCTTCTAATGTTTTTAAATGATAAGTATTATTTTGTACTCCGGGGATGTTAAATGTATTTACTGAAGAACCATGAGATAACACTAAATAATCATAATATTTATCTTGTACTTTATTTTTATTAAAATCTATATTATCAACGGTATCATGAACAAATAATATGTCTTTATTTAATTGTTTAGAAGATATTGTTAAATCGCGATTATATTTAACATTTTGGGCTAACAAAGGAGTATATAAAAAATAGTCTGATTTCGATATTAAGGTAACATTATATTTAGATGTATTAATATATTGTACAAATCCTATTGATGACCATCCGAATCCAATTATTATTATATTTTTTTTTAGTTGTTTTTTAATTTTTTTATTATTTGATATTATTAACATATTATATAAAATGATAAAAAAAATATTGATATTATAAAGTTTAAAACATTGATTACATATTTAATGATTTCTTCAATTACTTATAGTCCAATAACCGTTAAAAGAATTAATGGTGAAATAAGACAGTTTAATAAAATGATAAAAGAATTAGATGAAAATTCAAAATATATATATATTCATCCGAATCCTGATAATATATTGGAAATATATTTTCTTATTAAAGGAAATAAAAGTTCTAATTTTAAGAACGGTGAATATATTTGCAAGTTGGTTCATCATACTCAATATCCATTAAAAGCACCTGATTATTACGTTCTAACTCCAAATGGTCGATTTGAAGTTAATAGAAAAATATGTCTAACTAATTCAGCCTATCACCAAGGCGAATGGGCGCCAGCAGCTTGGAATCTATTAACACTATTAAATGGATTCTATTCTATTTGGCATTCTGAAATTAAAGAAGATAAACTTGGTATTGGACATATAAATACTAGCCCAGATACTATTAAAAATTTAGCTACGAAAACTATTAACTTTAATAAGACAACCTTATCTGAATATAATAAATTTTTCCATTAAATAAAATAAAATTAACTATGAGATGGTGCACTCTTAATACCAATTGTTGTTAGTAAATTTTCTAAAGTTAATTCTTTTGGGTCCAATTCCTCTGGTAAGGAAATATTTCTTTTCTTTTTCTTACCTTTTGTTGAGACTTGTGCATAATAACCATATGGTCCCTTTTTAATATTTATAGTATTATCCTTTAATTTAAAAGATTTAATAGCATGCGGATCTCCCGATTCTATTAGTGATTTAGCATATTCTAAATCTATATTATCTACATTTTTATCTTCGTCTTTAATTGATACAGTATTATTGGAATACTTCAAATAAAGTCCATACTGTCCTTTATGTAGATAAACATGTGTCTTGTCATACTTTCCCAAAAACTTTGGAAATTGTAATAATTTAAGAGCTTCATCTATAGATATTTCTTTATCCTCTTTTAATGGTGCAAATTTCCATTTTTCATCATTCATAATTTTAACATATGGTCCATATTGACCTTCACCTTGAAATACTTCATTACCCTCTTCATCAGTACCAATCATTTTATCAGTACTACTTAAATGTTCAATGTGACCAACTTCCAAATTAAGTTTGTCAACAATCGAACTAAACATTTTATAAAACTTATCTAAAACATTAAACCATTTGGCTTCACCTTCTGCAATCTTATCTAAATCCTCTTCAAATCTAGCAGTAAAATCAACTTGCATAATTGGATCAAAGTTTTCACTCATAAATTTATTAACACTAACACCCATAGGTGTTGGACATATTTTTTTACTTTCCTTACCAATTAATATTTCTTTAGTAATATTAGAAAATTTAATTTCTTTTTTAGAACTAGTTAAATTCATTTGAACAGAGTCCTTTCTAAATCCTTCTACATCTTTAATTTGAACATAATTTCTATCAACAATCTTGGAAATAATACTAGCATACGTGGATGGACGCCCGATTCCATTCTTCTCTAAATGTTTAACTAAACCAGCTTCATTGAATCTAAGTGGTAGTTTACTATATTCTTCATTAATAGTAATATTCTTATATTTAATTGTTTTACCTACTTTAATCTCTAATTTACCATCAGTTTCCTTTTCATCACTATCTGAATCATTTGAATCAGCAGAAACATTATTATATAGAATTAAATATCCAGCAAATTTGACATTTTCTAGAGTAGAGATAAAAACAGTACCCTTTGGAAGTTTAGAATCTTTGGTAGGTGTTAACAAATCAATTTCAAGTGTTTGAACCTCTACTACAGCACTTGCCATTTGACTGGCTAATGTTCTATTTCTAATCAATCTGTATAGCTTTTCACAATCACTGGGAAGTCTACCACCCGCAGAGTCAACTGTTACTTTAGTAGGACGAATAGCCTCGTGTGCTTCTTGTGCTCCTTTAGCTTTCTTACTAAAATTTTTTGATTCAGAATATTCTTTTCCATAAGTTTTTATTATATAATCCTTGCATTCGTCAATTGCTTGTTGTGAAAGATTTGTGGAATCAGTTCTCATATAGGTAATCATACCCGCTTCATATAACTTTTGAGCAGCATCCATAGTTCTTTTAACATTAAAATGTAATTTAGTTGATGCATCCTGTTGCATAGTAGAAGTTGTAAATGGAGCAGAAGCTTTTCTAATAGAATCCTTGACTAATATATTTTTAACTTTAAATTCATCATCAGCAGTAATTGATTTTAAAAAGTGTTCAGCTTCTTCTTTCTTCTCAAATTTATATAAATCACGCAAGTGTGATTTACAACTATTTAATGTACCATTAAATTTCTTCTTCTTATAATCAAAATTTGCCATAGTTTTAAAATATGGATTTGAAACTGAATCTTTAATTTCATTTTCTTTATCACTTATAATCTTAACAACAACAGATTGAACACGTCCTGCAGATAATTGTCCTTGCATTTTCTTCCATAAAATTGGACTAATTTTATAACCTACAAGTCTATCTAACAATCTTCGTGCTTGTTGAGCATTAACCATATTTTCATTAATCTTAGTTGGATTTTCTATTGCGTGTTTTATAGCTGATTTGGTAATTTCATGGAAAACAATACGATCATAATCTTTTAGTTTTAACAAATCCTTGAGACTTGCAGCTATCATTTCACCCTCTCTATCTTCATCCGCTGCTAAAATAACCTTGGAACAGTCTTTTACTAAACCACGTAATTCGCGAACAATATTTTCTTTACCTGGAATAATACAATAATTTGGTTCAAAATTTTTATTTACATCGATTGAAAGTTCTTTCTTATTTAAATCTCGACAATGACCAAATGAAGCTTTAACAATATAGACACCATTTTTTAAAGAATTTAGGTATTCTTCTATCTTCTTTATTTTTCCGGGTGATTCTACAATAACTAGTATTTTACTCATTTATAGTTAACAAGTATATAATTACATTTTTAAATATCAATATTTATTCAAACTTTACAAAGTATTGTTTGAATAAATCTTTTAATGGTAAACTAATATTATTTAGGTTGTACTATTTCTTTTGTTTTAACTTGACCAAATTTTTCCTTAATAGCAAGATCTAATTCTTTTGGATCTAACTTGGGATATGATAATATCTCTCTTACCTTATTATAATAATTAGCAATAAATTTATCAATATTAGGATCTTGTGTTACTGCTACGTGTTCTGATGAAAATATTTGTACAATATTAATATATTCTGGATTAGATAAATACTCCAAATCTTGTAATAGTTGATGTCCTGGTATTAATTTTGTTAATATTTCATATCCATCTTTTATTTCTTTTTCTCTTGGGTCAATTTCTTTTGCAACTTCTACTTCTTTTGTAACTTCTACTTCTTTTGTAACTTCTACTTCTTTTGTAACTTCTACTTCTTTTGCAACTACTTTTACTTCTTTTTTATTATCATTCTCAGTATCACTATCACTTTCATATTCTACATCGGAATCAGAATCAGAATCAACATACTTGGATAAATCAATATTTGAAGGTAAATCAAATCCTGTTGGGGGTGGTTTTGGTTCGGTAAAATTTAATCCTAGTGTTTCATTACTTACAGTTTTTCCTTCAAATGCAGCTTGATATATTAATGCACTTTGTTCTACAGTTATAATAGTACTTGAATTTTTCAAGCTATTAACCACATTTTCTCTTTCCAAATCATTTACTAAAAGTTCAGATATTTTGGTCGCCAAGGTTCTATGAGAAGAATCTTCTAATGGCGGATGTGGACATAATAGACCATGGAATCTAGAATAAATATTTTTATTCCAAATTATTGGAATACAACCAGAAGCAAGAGCTTCAATCACTGATATACAGTCAGATTCGTTAGGAGAAGCTGAATAATAATATAAAAACGAAGATTTTCTCATTTCTTTTGCAATTTCTTCGTGGTTTACACGTCCGTGATTAAATACACCGTCTTGCATAAATAAAGTTTTAAGTTCGGCGGTTACTTCATCAGTACATCCATCAAATCCATAATAAATATGGAATTCTGCATCTGGATGAGCTTTATTAATAATAGGCCAAGCATATTTTAAAAGTTGAGCTAATCCATTCATATAGTTACTAGTATAACAAAATCGTTTAGGTTCTCTTTTTATATCATAGTATTTAGAAAATAATTCAGTATTTATTCCATTTGGAACAATAATATCGTTAATTTTATATTTATTTTCAAAGGTGGATTGTAAATTAGGAGGATTCATCATTTTATGATAAGGATTTTTAAAAACAAATTGCACTTTATTATAATTAAAGTCATTAATATGTCTATATAAATTAAATAAATTACATTGTAAATCTACAAATACTTTTTCACAATTAATTTTTTCAAATATTTTTTGATATTGACATATTGGAACAAACCCGGTATAATCAGCCATAATTAAATACTTTGTTTTTCTTCTCACATTCCAAAATTTAATATTATAAAATGTTATACCTTCATATTCTAAATCATTGAAATCAAATTTACCATATACTGATACACTAAATCCTTTTTTAATAAATTCTTTTCCTAATTCTATACATCTTCGTCTGTAAACTTTTAAATCTTTATCTTTAGGAGACCATGCTGATTCCATATTACCATAATAAAAAACGATATCTGTCTCTTTCTGCATGTTAACATTTTTAAAATTTACCATATAAGTATCGAATATATCATCATTCTTAATTAAACTTTTTAAACTAGAATTTATTGGTGTATATATTTGAGGAACCGCCGTAGGATTCTGTTCACATCCTAACATATTATTTAACATATTTTCTCTCTTGCCTGAAAAAGTATTATCGGCATAACTCATATGGATTATCGCAGACATTGCTGGTAATTGTTCCATATTAATTTGATAATTATTTAAAAAACTTCTTTCTTCTCCAGTTGGTCTTGTTTCATCATATTTATGTGTATTAAAATATTCTCTTCTGTATGCCATACAACAATTAACAGTATGATTTGGACCAAATGATTTTAACCTAAAAATAGTATCAAACCCATAATCATACATTAACATGCTACTACATCCAACCATATCAATATTCTTTTTATTACTTAATATATCAACACATGAACTAACATAATCCTTAAAATAATAATCATCATCGTCCATACAAATAATAATATCACCAGTTGCATTCCTATTTGCTAGATTTCTAAAAGCACCAATATATCTATAAGCTAACTTTTTTTCAGCAACTATTTTAATATTAACACCAGGACACACTATTGATTTAATATCTTCATTAAATTTATCATGTTCCTCGTCTGTTGTGCATCCATTTGTTATAATCCATTCATAAATTTTCACACCATTCTGATTTTGAATCATCTTTGATAAATTATGAATAAATGGTATTCTCTTAACCTGAGAAACAGTTAAGATAGTTACTTTTGGTTCACTTGAACTTGTCGTAGTCTTTTTATTAGACTTATTTGTGGAATTCTTTTTTTTCCCCATTATAATAAATTAGATTTTTAGTTCTTATATAAATTATTTTATAACTTTTAATCTGTATTCTAAATAAGGGAGATAATAACCTTTAACTA